TAATTGATTCAAAAAATGGAATTGAAAGAACAATTAGGCGCGATCAAAAATGAAATCAACGCGCAAATCGAAAAGGCCAACAACGAGGCCACATCTGCTGCGGGAATCGCAGAAGAAACAAAGTCAGCATTAAGCAACCTTGCCGAGAAAGTAAACTCAATGGCCGGTATCAGCCAAGACGACTACGATCGTTTGGTAACCGACGTGAAAAAACTCCGCGAGAACGGTGGCGAGTTCAAAAACTCCAAAGGCCTTGCAGAGCGTTTGATGGAGGATGCTTCCTTTAAAGCATTCCAATCACGCGAAGCTAAGACTACTGCACCTATCAGTATGAAAGCAGCCGGTACAATGACTGGAGCAGCTTCATTGACTAACGGTACTAACGTATCATTCATCGAGCCAACTCGTTTGAGCACCATCACTCCTTTGAAGCGTGAAGCGTTCAACATTCGCTCGTTGTTCAGCGTAGTGCCAATGACTGGAAGCATCTTCGCCTACCCACAAGAAACTGCGGTAGACGGAGCACCAACACCAGTAGGTGAGGGAGTTGTTAAGCCACAAAGCGATAACGACTTCGAGATGAAAGAAGCACCTGCTCGTAAGATTGCACACCACAAGCGCATCAGCGAGGAGTTGTTGAATGATATCCCTGCATTGGCTGGATTCCTTCAAACCTACGGAGTAATCGAGTTGTTGAAAGTAGAAGATACTCAACTTTTGACTGGTAACGGTTCAGGAGCAAACTTGACTGGACTTGCAGCAGGAGCACTTACAGATGCCGACATCGCGGGTACAGTATTCGATGACAAGTATGCATTAGACGGTTCTAACAAGTGGGATGCGATGATCGCTGCACGTGGAGTATTAGCTTCCAACAAGCACAACGCAAACGCTATTGTACTTAACCCAATCGACTACTACGACGCATTGAGTGACAAAGGTAGCAACGGGCAGTATTTGTTTGACCAAATCACTTACGAAGGTGGATCAGCATTCTTCCAAGGCATTCCCGTTTATCAATCAACTTCGGTTGCTGCTGGAACGCTTTACATTGGAGATACTAACGCTGCTCAAATCGCACAACGCGAAGGGGTATCGGTTCGCTTGTTTGACCAAGACCAAGACAACGCTATCTACAACTTGGTAACAGTTGTTGTTGAGGAGCGTTTGGCATTCCCTATCTACTATCCAACTGCTTGGTTCGTAGATACGTTTGCTAACATCAAACTTGCAATCGAGGCTGCATCATAAGCATTGGTTGATTAGTTGTAATCAGGGGGAGGGCTGCGGTCCTCCCTTTTTTTATGCAATTAGAACACCACCAACAGAGCAATTAATACCTTCGTAAGTATGAAAGTAGAAAGCACTTTTTCGAGCATTGGTACAGAGCCAATCACGTTATCGGAAGCCAAAGCACATCTACGGGTAAGCAACACGCAAGAGGATACGATGATAACGCGGATGATAACTTCTGCGAGGGAGTGGGCCGAGCGTTATTGCAACCGTTCGTTCATTGACAAAACCGTTACGCAGTACGTAAGCGAACCAGGAGATACAACCGAGTTCGACTTGATTCACGTACCGGTAGCAACGATCACCAGCGTTAAGAGAATAGATAAGGAAGGCACGGCTACGACATTAACCCTAAACACCAACTATTGGAAAATAGGAAACACAGAGCCGACCATTCGTGTTACTCAAGTCTTCAGCACAGACAATTCATATTCCTACGAGTTTATCTACACTACCAGCGCGAGTTGTCCAGGACCAGTCAAAGAGGCTATCTTGAGCATATTGGCGGAGATGTGGGAGGTAAGGAGCTCGAGTAACGATCAGGGGCGCACGTTGAGTTACTTCAACGCACAGAAGATGCTTAACGCTTATCGTACGAGGATATGGGTGTAGGTAGGATGGAAGATAGGGTAACGTTTCAAACTTCCACGCAGACGAAAGATGCGCTTGGGGGTTATTCCGCTTCATGGACTGGAGATGTGAGCATATGGGCCTACGTTCAGCCGATGAAGGGAAGCGAATCGTTAGAGGTGAGCCAGATTGTAAACGGCCAGCCGTATGAGTGCGAAGTCTATTACGACGACGTACCAAATTTAGATATGCACTACCGAGTGGAATATGCAGGGGAGATATACGAGTTGCATAGCTTGGTAAAGGATGAGAGGCGTAATGTATGGACCTTAATAATGTTTATTAAACGTGATTAAGTTACAAGTTGACATACCAAAGCTAAATGCGGTAAAAGCACGCATTGATAACTTAGTAAAGGATAGACAGAATCCTTTGTTTCAGGCGATTGTTGAAACGACAATAGACGTTCACAAAGACGTAAAAGAAAGCCTTAGTAAAAAAGGAACGGGAGTAACTCGTAAATTATACCAGCCTAACAGAATACACACGGCAAGTTCACCTAACAACCCACCTGCAACGGATCAAGGGTTTTTAAAGAAAGAGGTGCGATATAGAACTAAGGTGAAAGAGTTTTATGGCGTGGTTATTAGTGGAGCGAATTATTCGAGAGCATTAGAGTTTGGTTATCCTCCAAACAATTTAGAGGAAAGACCATTTTTGCGACCAGCATTAGAAAAGAATTTTGACAAATTTAAGAATAGAGTAAAACAAGTATTTAAATAAACATCATGGCAAGACAAAGAGGATTCGAGCGTTATCAAGGACAAACGGCAGAGGAAATCGACGTATCGGCAGCGGACTTCCAAACCGATCCATTAGGCATTTTTTACGTTCGCGCATCAGGAGGTATAGGCGACGTTGCAGTAGTAACGGCAGACGGCACTACGGCTACTTTCAAAGGCGTTGGAGATCCAGAGTACATTCCCGTAGCGGTGAAGAAAGTTCTTACTTCAGGCACGACGTATTCAGGTGACCTATTAGCTATCTATTAATGAGAGAGCCAGCACTCGGCATATTATCTGCATTGGTTCAGTTGTTGGATGGAAATCTATCTTACGACGGGAGCGATGTACCAGTTTATACTGGGCTACCTAAAAACGCACCTTCCAATTATATTTATATAGGTGGGTTCAGGTTCATTGAGGACCTTACAAAGGACTACTTCGGAGGTCCAGCGCGTTTGGATATTCGGGTAGTAACCAAGCAGAGGAAAGGCGGAGTAAGTAAATTACCGATGTATGCGATCAGCCAGCAGGTATTGCAATTGGTAAAGGATAGCAAGAGCAGAACGTTTGACTTAAACGAGGGGTTGCTTAACCTACACACCTACGTTGAAGATACACGCGAGATAGAGGAGTACGGCAACGATGGGGTTATCTTCAGTCAGTTAATCAGCTTGAGGGTTATCTACCAGGAGAACGGAGATAATTTATTGTGGGAGGCTGGAAGCAATCTATTATGGGCAGCTTCATCACGAATTAAGATATAAGAAATGGCAGACAAGACAATAACACAATTAGACGCGATCACTACGGTATCGGAAACGCACGAATTAGCAATCTGGAATGGTACTACTACCAAGAAGATAACGCGCTCAAACTTTATGCGTAATACAACCGTTGCAGCGGGAAGCGTTACGGGAGCGATTAGCGTTGATTTAAGCACGGGCCATCACTTCACTTTTACCTTAGGTGGAGATGTGGATGTAACATTGACCAACCCGGCAGACGGTGAGCGGTATGTTTTTATCGTAACGAACGGAGGTAATCACAACGTAAACTCGATCGTGGTAACGGGAGGGGTTATGTACTTAGAGGGTGGCAGTTTACCTAACGTAACCAATAGCGGTACGGATATCTTCGAGGTGGTTTGCATTGGAAGCGATTTATACCTTTACTCACACAAGAACTTCAGCACGGTATGAGGATAGACATCAGCAATAGGGTTGGAACTACGGCCAATTTTGAAACCTTTCGCGAGTACTTAAATTATCGGGAAAGGGTATTGACCGACGGCGGCACGATGTTTAGCAGCCGCACTTGCACACATGGTAAAATTAAAGCACTACAAAGATTATGAGTTTATTCGACGACGCAAGTTTAGTATTGATTCCAGACGGTGCTAAGGATGGCACTTTGTATTCAGTTAAGCCTACCGATGGAACTGGGGATTTCACCTTTACACGAGGCAGC